CCGCTGTTATCGGTGTCGTATTGGCTCTTATTCATATCAGCAACCGCCCGATTATAAAGTTCTTTAAAGTTTTCTTTAGCCTTTCTAAATGATTCTCTGGCTAATTCCGTAGTTGCTGGGTTGGTATCTCCTGCAAAATCTCCGTATTTTATTATTTGTTGTGCCATTTCTTATATATATATCTCTGATGATAATTTATCAGTACTTGATAAAATAATATCGTTTGAAGAAAACCAAAATTTCTTTCCCTCTAATGGTGGTATAAATCCTGTGTAATCTAAGTTATCTATGAATGGGCTGATCTCGCTTTCATCTGCTTCAAAGGTTATATTATAGCCGTTAAAATCGCTCTTTGCACCTCCTGATACTCGTTTATATCCTGTGGCTTTTAGTCCGTTGTACAGTCCTAAAATTTGATATCTTCCTAACCGGTCCTTAACGATTAACCTTAAATCTTTTTTAATCAGGATATTCAACTCTCTAAAAGTTTGAAGGTTATCTTTTTTGATCGCTATCTCAATCGTTTGTTTATAGGAAATCTGACCTTTTTCAATATTAATACTTTGATCGAAATTTGTAGGTGTTCTAAGTTCTAAATCATAGATAATAGTAATAGGAAAAGAAAGTAATTTAGTGCGCTCTGTATTGGTTTGGATCAACTTCTTATTATACTTAACATAATCCATAAGATAGACGTTAGAAACGCCTCCTAATCCATCCTTACACCCGTCTTTTCTTCCTGATGTGATCATAATCTAAGGTTTTTATAATCTAATTCATCTCTTCTTTTATCGCCTCCTAAACTCCAACCTCCCATATAATTCACATCCTGACTTCTGATGTCATAATCATTGTCTTGTGTTCCATATTCCGGGAAAGTTTCGGTGCATAAGAACCGCTCGCACCGTTCGATGTAAACTTGCGCTTTGCTTCGTTGCTTCTCCGATAAATAATCCACCTCTGACTTACTTACTGCGGTAGTGTTCTCCGGTTGGCTTTTGTTAATCCCTCCGTTACTCACGTTATAAGCGGCTATTACCACATATTCCGCAAACGATGAATGTATGAGGATAGGTTTTATATAATCCTCAACTAAGGCTAAATAATCCCCGGTTAAAGTATCGGCGGCATAGTCTACCTGCAGTTTATTATATAACTTTGTGCCTAATAATGGTTCTATAACAGTTACCTGTACATCTTTGATTAAATAAATATATTTATCGACATCTACATTCCCTCCCATTGGAGTAGATTTTGTTATTTCGGCTGCTTTTATTAAGAGTGTGGTCATAATTATTTAGGTAAAAATCCTTTGTTGCTCATATTGTTAGGTGCTATACTTACTTTAGTGTCGTTAGTAGGAACCTTATATCCATTTCTTCGTGCTTCACCTGTACTTATCAGTTCTGCAAGGGGTGAGTTAATATCTACCCTTTTTCCTTTTCGTAAATAAATCACCCGATTCCATTTATGCTTACAATTCCCACCGCCTTTCCAGAAAAATATTGAGTATTTGTCTGATCCTTTTGGTCCCCATCCTTCATTTACTACCTTAGATCCCATTTGTATAATATCTTCTTTCCGGTATACTTTATTAGCACGCATCATTTTCTTACAAAATTCCCGTTCCGGTGCAGGGTTTCCTACATACTTATAGCGGATCACAATATCTTCACTGTCTTGTTTGCTATTTGCGTTCGGTCTTGGTGTTCCAATATTTACGGCTAGTGAAATATGATTTTCTTCTTCTTTATAATCGACTTCTACCTCTTGAATTAAATCATAAATTTCAAGGTCGACTTCCTCCCCTAAATCAACTAGCTCATCCGCAACACTTTGGGGAATTTCCTTTTTTTTTTCGTCATCTGACATTTGTACTTCAGTCGGTTCATCTTCTACCGGCTCCTCTGCCATTTCCTTCAATGGTTTAAAAGCGAGGTTTAAGCTGATCTTATTTACTGCTAATACCTCATCAATCGCATCCAAAATTATTTCTTGGTATGGCCTGATAACCGTCTCTTCCATTAGAGTGTTTGCTACTTCCATTTCGTTGGCGTTATTTCCTAATCCCGTTGAATCTTTAATTCCGAACAACATCGGGCTAACCACTCTATGGCCTGTGATGATTTGCTGCCGTGCTTCATTTACCCAAAAATGCCATTCTGCACTCGCATCGTCTTTAGAGATTTGATCTATCGTAGTAGCGTTCTTTTGGCTTTCATTAAAGGCAGCTATAAACCTACTCCCGGAAGATCCGGTAATGGTACTGTTTATTCTATTCTTTATTTTATCCTGAACTTCGTCGCTTGGAACGCCATTATTAAAATTAATAATCTGTCCTAAGCTCAATCCATTTCTAATATGATTTACAGAAAAGTTCGCAATTTCTTCTTCCAGTTCTGCATATTGCAAAGCCGCTTGATAATCAGGTGTTGCAAAATAAAACTGTCCGGGTTTATAAGGTTTGATGTAAAATATTTGTTTCTTACCGCCAAAACCAAAGGCAGGGATGCGCTCTGCTTTTTCCTTTGTGGTTACCGTTTTCCAGTCATACGCATAGTAGTAAGCCTCTATCTCTCCATCATCATTTACCTTCTCAGGAGCTAAAGATTCTACCGGCATGTGGTAGCATTTTACTACTTCCTTTCCTGATTTACTATATATCACTTGAAAGGCTGCATTGCCTTGCAATTTAAAATCTGCTATGATTTTCCTTAGTTCTCGCTTTGGGAAAATTTCTAATAATGCTAAAAACTCCTCCGGTTTCTTATTGGCATTTAATGCTGTGATTCCTCTTCCGTAGATACGCTCTACAAAAGAATTTATAATCGCTGAGTTAGTGGCTGAACCGTTGTATCTGTCAATTACATATTTAAAATATGCGTTTTGTTTACCATTCAGCACCCAATCTTTCCCGTGTTCCTCCTTAATTTCAGGCTTCACATAGTTGTTTAATTGGATTAATTTAATATTATCGCTCATAATTGAATTATATCAGCATTCATTTTATAGGTCTGCGGGTCCTGATCTGTAGATATAGCCTTGCCCCTCCATAGTAATTTACCTGAATTATCTTTAAGTTCCAACACATACCTACCACCCTCTTTAAAATCATATGCGAAATCCATAGATAAGTAACCGTTATCATAAGTAGTGGTAGGAATAGTGAATATATCGGCTATTCCTGTTTCCTCATTACTAACGTTTAGTGTTACTATCGGAGTATTCCGCCTTGGAATTACCGTTAGTGTTTGTTGTGTATTAATAGGCAAAAAGACTTCCATACTACAATAACTAAATAAAGCTTTAATAGTTACAAAAAAAAACCACCCCGATTAAGAGGTGGCTAAACAAACAATTAAAAAACTATGAAAAATCTTATGCTACTACTGCTCCTGTAACTTCAATCCCTTGTATAGAAGTGATAGTTGATTCATCTAAGAAAGGCGTACCCGCTGCTTCCATCGCAGTCAGGGTTAGGTTATATCCATTAAAGTCAGCTTTTGCGCCTCCTGTAACTATAGAACCTCCTGATACATCCATTCCTTCACTCGCTCCGGCTAACTTAAAATTGCCGTTGTTATCTTCAACGATCACATAGGGGCGTCCGTGTGCCAATAGTTTAACTTCGTTGTGTGTGGCTAAATCTTGTTGTTTTAATACGATGTTAAGAGTTTGAGTAAACAAAGTTACCCCTGTATTTTTGTTTGAATCTACCGCTTCTTCTAAGGTGTTTCCATCTGCCCTAAGTTCGTATTTAAATGCTGATGTTACACCGACATCTATTCCAGTAACTTCTCCATCCAAAATAGTAAAAGCGTCTGCCACGTAGTTTATAAAATATATATTTCGTAAACCTCCGATTGTATTTTTGCAAGGCTCTTTTCGTCCTGCTACTATATCACAAGCCATATTATTATAGGTTTTAAAAAGGGAGGTTTAACCCTCCCTTGTTGGGTTTATGCTTGGGCTGCTGTAGAATCGTAGTAGATGATTTCATCACCGCTTACATAACCTACACCGGCTGTATATACTTGTTTAAATCTGATCTGTCCTGTTAGATCGCTTTCATCCATGTCTTTGATGCGGATTTCGTTGTGATCTGCCATAAGTCCTGTAACAAAGAATACATTTTTGGTCTGAAATACACAAATAGTATTAGATGGTAATCCGTTGACTTTAATTAAAGAATATTCACCAAAAGACATCATTTTAGATGAAGGGTCTGCATTTACAGAAATTCCTTTTGATATCAAGTAAAATGAATACGCTTGATATACATTCGGGGAAACCACTATTTTTAAATCTCGCCCTTGTAGTTCAACTGGTATGGTTCCTAAAACTTTCTTCAATTCACTTTCTACATTAGTCTCTGTAATAGGTGCGGCAATAGAAGTAATAGCGTTCCCGGTTCCTCCTTTTATTACCGTAGCATCGGCTGTCCATTTTTTAATGAATCCGTCAAACTCTCCTGTGTTGGTAGCATCACCACTCCAGATGTCTGAATCTGTGGCTTCTGCCTGGTCTGCTAATATTTCAGCAAGTAAAGCTTGTTCTACGTCTGTAGGAAGTGAATCATTGTGAGCAGAGAATCCCATAGTTGCAGCGCTCCAAATATTTCTAAGATCTTCCTTACAGATCTCTAATTCATTCTTAATTTTCTTAGGTGTTAACACTACCTCATTCAAGGTAACTGATCCTAGTGGCGCAAATCCACATACATAATCTACTCGACCGGAAGAGTATTGAATCTTCCTTAGTGATACTTGAAAGTCCACATCTGGTAATACGGTCAAAAGACCTAATCTAAGGGTATCCGCCTCTTTAAAAGCCTTACCGGTAATTTCTCCGGCAACTGTACCGGCATAATTACTACTCACTGTTACATTTGTTGCCATTATAGGTTATTTAAATATTGGGTTAATCTTCCTTTTTTGTTTTTGGATGGTACTTCTACCACCTCTTTAGGTGCGTGCTTCGTTGGGGCCGCTCCTTCTGTTTTACTTAATTCTGTTTTAAGATCTGTAATCTCTTTTTCTTTAGCCTCTTTAATTTCTGCTAATTGAGTATCAAAATCCTTTTTAAGGTCAGCTCCTAACTGAGCAACTAATTCTTTAATTTGAGCTACTACATCATCACCTTCCGGTGCGGCTGCTTCTATTGGTTCTGCTTCTCCAACAGTTCCGACCGTTCCTTCTTCGGTTACAGTTACCTTTGTGCCATCTTCAAGGATATACTCCCCTACTGGTAATGGTACTTTATCTTCTTCTCCTTGTAGGAAAATAGACGCTCCTGCTTCAATGGTTTCTCCATCAAACTCAATGGATGTTCCATCGGCTAATTTGGCTGTTCCAAGTTTTACCTCGGTTGACTTATCCTTATTCAGCGATAAACCGGCAAAACCTTCTTTTATAGCCTCGACTATACTTTTACTCATATCCTGGTTATTTAATTGAATTTCTTTTAAACTGAAAAGGCCATCGATTGAAAAGCCTTTGATAACTCCTTTCTTTACAAACTCATCCCATATCTCAGGATCGTTAACTTTCATAGATACCATCCAACTTCCTTCTGGGTAATCAAATCCGTGCTTCCGGCTCTTGTCGTTGTCTTTATCTTCGATGATCCAAGATTCAACAATAGACATTCCCTTTAGTTTCAACTGATGCTCTAATGAAGATTCATTCTGATAGCCATTAGATAAGAATAAATGCGCTGCTTTCTCAATGGTATCTTTTGAAAACTGAATAAAGAACTCTTCGCCATCAATATTCCTGTAAATCTTCTTATCAGGAATTAAAGCAACTCCCATTAATATTCTTTTTTCAGTATCTACTTTAGCAAGTTTTACCTCCTGGGGTTTCTGTTCAGATAGAGCTATAAACATACCTTCCATTGCGGGGTTTTCAACAACTGAAATGCCAAAAACTCCACGTTCTTCTCCCTCATTTAGTACAACGTCATATACCTTCATAAACCAATAACCTAATTAATTGTTATTTGTTACACTATTTTGTATATTATTATACATTTTGTTTGATCGCTATCCTACTGATGCGGTTCTTCTTATATTCCTATCCATTTCTTGTTGTGATGTCATATCTCTACTAACTACATAAGCCTGAACGGGTTGGTTATTTTGGTTTAAGGCTCCGGCTAATTGGTTCGCCTGGCTATTACCTACTAAATTAAATGAAGGTGCTGGTGTTGGCGATGCTATTTGAGGTGCTGATATCGCACCCCCACTTATAGATGCTCCTGCTGATTTTGTGGCACTAACGGCACTACTAATTGCACCTAT